ATTCTACTCTTTTAATCTGATTTTTACTTGGCTCTTTAACTTCAGCAAGTTCTTTGTTAGATTTTGATATTTCTTCTGCTCTTTCGATATGCTTAGTAGCCTCATCAAAGTAACCAAAATGACGATACACATCAGCAAGTTCCAGATTACCCTGCTCAGAAGTCAAATCTAAACTAGACATATACTGTTGTAATTCTTCTACTTGACGAGCTTCTTTCATATCTTGGTCTTCATAACCAAGACGACTCATTAAACCACGACCAAGCCCTGCACCAAATGAAACACCAAATGTTGCAGCAAATGGGCTTGTGCCTTGTTTTTGAAGTTGAGCAGCTAACTCTAGCTCTTGCTCTATCTGCTTTTCTCTTACTTCTCTTGGTGTCAAACCGAAGATGCTTTTAATCATGCCTGCCATTATTAATAACTCCCTCAAAAATCTTATTGTAGTCTACTCTGTAATAACCATCATCACCTGTAATTACAGCTTCTGGCATAACTTCAAGGACTTCTTGGGCAAGTACACCAACTGTAGGGATGTCGATTGCTCCAAGCTCTATACCTTTTTCATTCCAATCCCAACTATAAATATTAAAGTTACCTAGTTTACCTAATAGATTAATGTTCTTCTTAAGCCTTACGTCAGACGTGTCTCCTGTTCCACCACCAGAGCCTTTAAGCAAATTAGTAATTCCTCCACCAATAGCAGCTCCAGCAGGGCTACCTATTGACATGCCAATACCAGTTGCTACCGCTCCAAGCAATCCACTACTACCACCTACAGGTGCTAATGCTTGTCCAGCAGCAGCAGAACCAGCCATTGCCTTAGCTTTTGCTTCTTCAAGACCAGCGGCTTGCCCTATAAGTCCTTGTTCTATACCAAGTATGTCCTGAACTGTTCCAAATGATCCTCCATATCCAGCTAATAAGTTAGTTAACCATTGTTGCTGTGCTGCTTGGTTTAGTTTATATGCTTCTTGTGCTTGCAAAAATGCTTGTTGTTGCTCCGTTTGCGCCATCTCTCTAACCTTTGGTGCTAGCTCTGCAATAGCTCTTGATTGTGCTAAATCTAAGAAGTATGCGTCAGGATTAACCATACCTGCACCAGCTCCTGCTCCAACTGATTCCCCAGATAATTTAAGGCCTAAACGACCAGCACCATACATACGTTCTTTTGAGCCTATTTGTTGTCTTAATAATTCTGGTCTTAATAGATCAGCTTGTTGTCTTAATATCTCAGCCTCTCTTGCTCTAGGATCAGCAGTAAATGAAAAGCCTTCTACTGGTACTTGTGTTTGTTGTAAATACTGCGATAAAAAAGGCTGCGCCTGAGCCAAACTTGCCCCATAAAGTTCCTGTAACTCTGGGCTTAGTTTTTGAGAAAATCTAAACTTATTACCAGTTTTATTACCAGTAGCTGTACCAGCTAAACTTTTATAAGTAAAAGGTTGAAATTGTGCGCCACCTAGTGGCTTAGGTGCTTTGGCTTTTTCCCCAAAGATTTTACCCATTAGTCCCATTATTTAATACCTCTTTGTTTAATCCACACTTGACGATACAAACCATCTAGGCAATGTTCTGTGCTATAATATTTAAATTCGTACTTCATTAAGCTGTGCGCTTCCACATACGTACTATAATGTATGGTTGTAAGTTATTGTGAGGACTACCACCGCCAGTAGAAGACGTAGTTTTTGTTGTTAAAGAACCTTGTCCAGACCCATTATCAGCCCCTGAACCTGATCCAGACAAAGCACTATAGGTATGAGTATGAGCAGGCATTTCACTTACACTCAATGTATGAGTTTTATAACCACCTGTTTTTTCAAGTGGGTTATAGTCTGAATCAGAAGAATTGTAACCCACCATTACTCTACCAGAACCAAATGCTGTCCAAGTACCAAAACCAAGCAATGAAGAAGGGTTTGTTGAAGTAGTAGAATTAATGTAAATAGAACCTACTGGGTAAACAGCTTCAAGAGCTGCTTGTACAAAAGCAGTAGTTGCTATTTGCGTAGTATCAGTTCCAGCACTAGCTGTAGGTGCGGTAGGTGTACCTGTTAATGCTGGACTTGCTAATGGTGCAAATGGGGCTGTTTCTGCTTGTACAAAGGCAGTAGTTGCTATTTGTGTTGTGTTTGTACCAACGGATGCTGTAGGTGCAGTTGGTGTGCCAGTTAAAGCTGCGTTGATTTTATCTGCTTTACTGTTTACAGCAGTTTGTATTGCATCAAACTCGTCATCAATCTCTGTACCTTTGACAATCTTATTAGCGTTGCCAGTAGTCAGTGCATCTTTAGCTGCAAAGTCTGTAGTTTTAGAATAGTTACTCATTAAATTATCCTGCCTTGTTTAGCATAAACATCTAGTTTTTGCACACTTAATGGTGCGCCATCAATATTTGCTTCAATACCAATCTGTACTATGTCCCCTGAGCCAGCTACTTGTGAATCTAATCTGTCAAGTGATATACCTAAATTGTACTCAGCTATAGTTGCTGCGTTATCACCGTACTCTGCTATACCGTACTCAGATATATTTAGTGTTTTTAGGGTAAACGGAAAACTATAATAAGAAGTCTCATAATCATAACCTACTTTTAAATTAAATGGTTGACCACTACTACCAATAGCAGTAATACCACACTTCTTTATTATCTTATTTATATTAGGAATATCTAAATTAAAGTGATTAGTAAAGTACGATATAGTATAGCCTACACCATTGTCTTGGTAACCTGTGTATTCAGCTATACCGTTTGCCTGTGTTAAGTATAACGCCTTAGCTTTAGCGTCATAAACATAATCTGTATGGTCTAAGTTATTCCATGTCGTTACACGAAGTGAAGAGTCTTCAAGCGTACCCCTAGTATCAAACACAAATTGTGTCTGTGCTTCAGGTAAACTAATTAGATAAAAAGCACTTTCAGGAAAGTATACTGACTTAATCAAGTCAAAGTTTGATTCCCTGTTTACAATGTCCATGAACGTATCTCGTACATTCTTTGATATGTCATTTAGTGGTTGTGACTTTTCCTGTATAACACGACCTAAAGAACGTAAGCCAGTAGAAGATAGGAACACTATATCATTGCCTAAGCTCTGTATTGAATCACGAGCAATACAACCTACGCCACTAATAACTTCCAATAAGGTTAAAGTGTTGACATCAAAACTAGCTTGAAAGCTATCTTCATCAGCGTAAATAATAATATTATTACGACAGAATACAATTAAGAATCCATTATGGTCAGCAAGCCCTGTAATTACATCAGAGCCTTTAGGAAGTACACCTGCTACGTTTAGGCTACCTGCACTGCCAGAACCCCACTTAGCTCCATTGAGTAGGTCTGAGAAGTATACTGTGGTCTTGTTAGTAGGTGTATCAGCAGCCCATAGCCTACCAAATGCAGACATACATATATTAGCTTTTGGTGCTGTACCATCATAATCAGCATGGTTTTCTATAGCCTCAAACTCATCTGCTGTTGTTTCGTTAGTATAGTATAATGGCTTGTAGCCACCTTGAAAGAAGTAAGCTCTATCGTTTAATGTTACTGCCTGCCAATTACCTGCACTGATTGTGTCAGTAGTTGTTACAGACAATGAACTAAGTGTACTAATCCCTTTATAAAAACCAGTAGAATTCCATGAGATTATGGTCTTAACATCAGTAACGTCTATAAATGGGTGCATACCCAAAAGGTTAGTACCTGTGCCACCACTAGTAGTACGATATACCCAACCTTTTCTAGCACCTATTCTACCAAACTCATCTATGACACAATTATTAGCTTCCAAAGCAAATCTAGGATCATTAGCAACACTTGATTCTTGGGTATTCAAACCTAAGAAAGCTGGTGCTACTAATGATGCTGTTACTAAAGGTTTTGACATTATGCTGTACTCACTAGGAATGGTAATTCTTCAAATGTTAAGATACATGATATACCTGTACTACCTGCGCTACCTGTAATCATGTAGCCGGATTCTAACATTACATAACCACCATTTTGTTCTAATTGTATAAAGTCTCCAGAGCCTAATGACTTTGAACCTAATACTGCAATGGTAACACCATTCTCAATATTTATATGTATGTTACTAATTGTAGAACCTGTGCCATTTGATACGAAAGCTAGTATCCACTTTGCTCTAATATTAGGTGGTACTGTGTATAAAGTACCTGTAGTTGTAGGTAAGTTCTCAATTAATACAGTCCTAGCTTTCATACCAGATTGTCTCCTCTGGATGTTTAGCA